CCAAAATCATATCATTGTAGCTTTTGTTTTCAATCTTACTCATATAACAAAGTTATTAATTTTTTTTAATCTGCTAACAAATCTCTTATTAAGTTAGAAATTTGCATCAAAGCCACGTTATTTATTAAATTCCACACCAAGCCCATATCGCCCATAGGTGGATTATCCTGTAACCTTTTTGGCTTACCATCTGTTCCTCTTACCGCTTCATATCCTAACGTACAACGGCAATTGATAACATCCCCAGCACTTCCGCTTGGGTCGCAAGGATGTAACATTTGCTCAAAACCGCCATTCTTAGTTTTAACATTAAATTTTTCATCGTATGCTACTTTTATACCATCCATATGATAATGGTCAAACATATCTCGTGGCACTCGTCTTGTTCGGTTATCCCTCGCTGCTATCCACTCCTTCATAGTTACAAGTCCAGTTGCAGCCGTGCCTACCATAGAGCCAATGTTCGCTGCTCTACCTGTTTCTGTTCTTGCTATCATTTCGGCTCGGTAGTCCGTTATACCAGCCGTTCTTAATAGCTTGATTGTTTCTTGCATTGTCAAACCTTCTTCAACCGACTTGATTAAGTATTGTTGAATTTGGTTCTTTGTTGTTTGTGTTATTTCGGCAGCTATATTATCTAATCCTTTTAATTCAAGATAAGTCAACATCACATAAGTAAACAAGTCAGTTTGCTTACTTTTAAATTCCTCTGGTCCGTAATAACCTTTAACCGATTTAGAAACGTTTTTCTCGGCAATTTGTGCCATCTTAACGCCCATTGCAATATGAACGTTTTGGATGGTCTTTTTTATCTTCTTATCGCTTATAGCGTTTAAATCTTGGGTATCGCAATAAGTATCCACTTGCCTTTGTAGTTCTTTCTTGAACTTAGGCGAATAGGTTTTTATTGCGTTTGCATATAGTTTTCTATAATCTTGCCAAATCATTTGTTAGGATTGTATGCCCAATTCTTTAAGGAAATATCCCTCTTAGATGGACACTCTTTGTTTACAGGTTTACCTTGCTCCATATTTTTCATTCTACTAACAAAGCTAATCGTTCTATTTGCCGACTTAACTTCATTTGCACCCCAATCAGCTTTTTTCTTGCTTAATAGATTTAAGTTCCTATTTACAGGACTCCTATCTAATGAAGCTAAACGTGAGCATTTAGTTTCACTCCAAGCCTTTAACTCCGAGTAAGACATATTCACTGTATCGTGATACTTTGCGTAAACTTCATCAATAACATCTTGAAGGTCGGCTTTTAGGTCAACCTTTAAATCAAATAACTTATCAATAATCTCTTGGCTATTCATTTGGTAGCGTTAATGGTTGAAATTCATCTGGACTTTGTAAACTTGAAGGAATGTATAATTTTTCCATTTCAGCTTGGTCAATGTAAGGTGGAATCTCTAATCCCATAATATCCATCTTTTGCTTTGGTGCAATCCACCAAGCCTTATCCAACCATTCAACTTGCTCCGCTTTGTTAGCTTCTAATTCGCTATAAACAGTAGGGTCAAAGTCAACATAAATATCGCTTCCACGATAACCCCAATCCGAATGTAGTTTTCTATTCAAGTTATCTCTAATACCAACCAACAAAGGAATCGCACAACGTACTGTCAATGCTTTTTCGCCCTCTCTTTGGTTGTTGTAAGTCTTGTTGTCAGCATCGTTTAATAATTGAGATGGTACTCCGTAAATATTACAAAGTGCTTTCATATCCCACTTTTCACTTTCAATGATGTCTAATTCAACAGGACTTAATCCGATTTGTTTCCAGTCTACTTTGTAGCCACTAACCGCAATAGAATTAAAGTTAGCAGAACCACCTTTTTCGCTTACTGCTCTCTTAAGTGCTTGTGCTTGTTGTGTTCCACTAATAGGGTCAAACCTATCATCATTCATAAAAAGAACTCCAGCTGGACCACCATTCTGGAAAGAAGCAACCGCTGCAGTCTTGGCTTCGTTTGAACGAGTCAAGTTTTTCGCAGCAGCCATCAATGGTGATTGACCATATAGTTGATTCCCAGTTGTATTCCATTGTAAGTTTATGTATTTATCTTGTAGTACTTCTTGTTTAGTAAAGTTCCATAAAGGACCATAATTTAATTGGTAACCGCTAATCGTTGGAGGAAAGTTTTGAATGTCCGCTAACACGTACATATATTGAGAAGGAAGCACGTACATTTCATAAGGCTTACCATTATTGTTACCACCTTCAATCATCTTTGCGTAAACAAAAGAATTACCTGTAACCAATTTAAAAGTACACCAAGCCTCAACGAAATCGCCAAAGGTATCTTCTTGGTTAGGGTATTTTAATAACTCGTTTAATCTTGCATCACCTGTATATAATTCAAACGCTTTCTTGTGTAGCTTTTCAACATCTTTCCAGTTCTCAATCTTATCTGGTTGGCTCATTAAAGCCTTGTATTTCTTTGCAAAAGTTTCATCCACTACTTTGTAAACGTGGAATGGAGCAAGTTTTGCCTTGTCCGCAATTAATTTAACGATTGAATAAACTATGTCATTTGCTGAATAACCATCATTTACGAAACTAATGTTATCGCCACCTTGCCAAGTTATTATTCCTTGTTGTATTGCAACTTGTCCGTTAAAAGGAATTTGTGGTAGTACAGTTGATAGTTTTTGTCTTTTAGTAAAAAAGTCAAGTAATCCCATTATATATGAATTTTAACAAAGTTAGACAATTTATCCTAAAATACCGACACCTCAAATTTAGGCTTGGTTAAATGTGTAAACACGGCATACCTACAAGCATCCATCAAGTCATCATTTGCCTTTACAGGTTCTTCTATTACGTTATCGTTTTTATCCTTTTTCCATTTGTAAGACATAAACTCCCTTCTTAGGTTTTTGCTATTGTAGTGCAAGTTTATTGGATAAGATTTCATTTTAACTATTCCTGCCCATACATCCTTTTGCGCTGGTTTAATATTAAAGCCTTGTCGGTAAAGTTCCTCAATTGATTTAGGCTCGGCTGCATCCGCATAGATTGTGGCTCTTTCTGGTAACTTTTCCTTAATCAATCTTGATAGGTCGCTTAAAGTTAATCCGCTTTGGTAAACTATTTCCTCAAAGTAGTTTTGTCCTTCATAGTGCGTAACCTTAACTAAAGCAGCTGGGTGAACGTAACCAAAGTCCAATCCGTAAAACACATCCCCATCTGGTGCTTCATCATATTGTTTCCATTGAGTATAAATAATTTCCTTTGCCGACCCTCGTTCCCCTAAGCCGTAAACTTTCCACATAAAGTCATCCGGTAAATCTTTGTATTGCTCAATGTTTCTTATTTGGCTTTCGCTAAGGTTTGAGATATTGTTTAGGTAGGTAGAATGGATGCGTTTGTTCTTTGGATTGTCCGCTACTTCATATACCCAAGAAATAAAGTCTGCAGGATTCCAATCTAAGAATGCTTGTTCAGTAGTACGAATCAAAAGCTGGTCAAACAAAGCCTTACTAATTAGGTTTGCCTCGTTTACGAATAATATATCTCTTGCTGGTCCTTTTGCTTTGTCTGGGTCTTCTAATCCAAATAACTCAATATATGAGCCGTTCTTAAACGTATAAATAAAATCGGTATATCGGAAATCCTTTTCATCCCAAATGTTCCATTGTTCAAGTATGTTTTTAAAATCCCTATAAACACCACGCTTAATATGTGGTAGTGAATGTGATACGCACGAAATTCTTGTGTTAGGCTTGGTTAAAGCAATGTGGATTAGCAACTGAACAACTGAATAGCTTTTGCTTGACCTTGACCCACCTTCATTGCATATTATTGGATAACCTTCCTCGTATGCCTTTTTATTGGCATAGAAGACAGGAGTAGCCTTAATCTTTAATTGGTTGACAATCTGCATCTGGTTCTATTGTGATTTGCACATTACCCTTTATGTCAGCGGTTATGTCGGTTGTTTGTTTAGGTCTTCCCTCTAATCTATCTAAAAGGATTTCGTAAGCCTTTAAATCGCCTTTTCTCGCCTTTGCTATTATCTGCATATCTAATTGCTCGGCTATGCTAAACTCTTCTTCTTCTCCTGTAACTGGGTTGCGTACCTTAGTAACTAACTCCAATAAACGTAAAAGTCTTGTCTTGCTATGTTGCACTCCTTTAGGTTTACCAGCAGGATTACCGCTTACACCTTTTGGAAATGGAGTTAAATTTTGTTCATTTGCCATATTCACTGAATTTTCACTGATTTACAAAGTTATACTTTAAACCATTGCAACCAAATTTGATGTGCAATTTGGGCAGTCATTACAGGTGGAACACTCATTCCAATAAGATATTTAGGTTTAATTGTTTTAAAGTTATAATCTAAAGGGTATGTTCCAATTTTACAATATTCATTAATTGTTAATTCCATTGGTTTTAAATAATGGCAATTAGTTCCACCACTTGTAATTGTACTAACTACATTATTTGGACCAGTTTTATACATAAAACCAAAAGTATTTCCGCTTGGTGCTTTAGGATTTGTTCCTTGATTAGTTTTATGCCATTTTTCTGTATAAGAATTACTTAATAAATCTCTTTTACAATTTATTGTATCTTCTATCTGTCCATAAGTAATTGGTTTCTCGTTAAAGTCTAATATTAAAGGCTTAAAGTTTAGTTCTTTCTTATGCCCTATAAAAAATACCCTTTCCCTTCTTTGAGGAACACCCATAGAAGCTGCATTTAAAAGGAATATTTGTACTTTATATCCAGCTTGTTCCATTGTTTGAATAATCTTTTTGGCATATGCTTTAGCATTACCTAAAATAATACCTTTAACATTTTCCAATAAAAATACTTTAGGTTGTAGCTTTATAATTGTATTGCAATACTCAAATACAAGGTCATCTAAAGTTTGAACAGCTTGACCTTCCCTAAATTGCTTTTCTTTACCCCAAGCCTTTTCTCTACTCCCAGCCATTGAAAATGTAGAACAAGGTGGACTGCCATCTAATAAATCAAGGTTATAAAGTTCTTCCGGCAAATCAGTTCTTTGATTAAATAACCTAATATCTTCATTATAAAAGTGCTTTGGATTGTGGTTTGTTTTATAAATATCAGCTACTTGTGGGTCTATTTCAACTCCACCAATGTGATTATATCCAGCTAATTTATACCCCATTGTAGAACCGCCTCCACAAATAAACGTACCAAATACCTTTAAATTATGTTTTTCTATTCCTTTTGCAGGATAACCATCTGATAAATTCCAATTGTAAGGGAATTTATGGTCATTATATTCGTACTTAATCATTGCCTAAAAGTTTCCAAATAGCTTGTTCTGGTGTAGCTGCTATTTTATGTAATTGTTCTTTTACTAAATGATATTCATCTTCTGTATACTTTAAAGTTATAGTCATTGAATCACTTACATCATCAAGGCTTAATTCTTTGTTTTGATCTGCAAATCCACCAGAATCAAAGTTTGGTATATCTAATCCCCATTCGGTAAGTAATTGCTCATCCCAATTGTTTGCAAGATCATCCCAATTCCATTCACCATATCCTACGTTATCTTTAACTATAAATTCCTTTTTTTGTTCTTCGGTTAGTTCTTTTGCTTGTTTTACAGGAACATCTTTAAGTCCAGCTTCAATACAAGCCTTTAGCCTCATATTGCCACCTAATACGATATTGTTCTCATCAATCACAATAGGTCTAAGTTCAAGCATTTGTGGGAAGTCTTGGATTGACTTAACCAGCTTCTTAAACTTGCCATCTTTAATGATTCTTGGATTGTTGGGGTTAGGCTTGATTTCGTTGATGTTCATTTATCGGTTTTTAGTTGGTGTTCGTATTGATGGCATTTGTATAATTGGCTTCTTTTTGATTTGCTCAAAGCCTACAAAATTGCCACACTTATTGCACTTAAATTGAATCGTAGTTAGCTCGTTTTCCCAAGCATATCCTTCAACTATTGATTTGCACTTACAGGTGTATATTCTTTTACTTAAAGTGTTTTTCATCGCCCTTGTCTGTTATATGGTTTAACTGGCTTATCCTTTGGACCAGATGTTTTTTTGTACTTGCCACACTTTCTTTTGCCAAATGATACTTTGTTATTGCTGCTTACTTTTGCCATAATTGTTTATTAAATCTGCCATAAAATCAAATCTTTGTTCTTGTGTTTCGCCAAATACATAATGCGTAGTTCCATCAATGTCAAAAACATAGCAAGAATAACCTGCTATTTCTTGCTCTTTGCACGTTTCAAATATGTTATTTGTATTTGTCAATTAATTCGTTTAATTCAGTTCTTGTCCATTTCTTTAGCCTATTGTTAACCGCCTCAAACTCCAACTCTTTAACCGCTTTTTCACCAATCCTTTCAACAAGTCCTATTCGGTACATCGCTTGGTTTCCGTGCTTAAACATATTGCACCCAGCACATTGCAAGTGTATATTCCATTCGTTAAACCTTAAAGCACTAAATCCTTTAACCGCAAAATAATGTCCAGCTTGATTACCATTGTAACTTCCGCAACTAATACAAGGCAATCCTTCATCTCGCTTCCTTATGTACGCATTAACTACCTTTTGGGTCTTTTCTAACAACTTTGGTAAAGGTATCAATGGCATAAAGCAAAATTAGGGTTACTTTTTCAATCTAACAACACATAATCTATCGTTATGCTTGTATCGTTTTTTGTTTATTGGGTTCATATAGGTCATTATGGTCTTGTAGTCAGTACCTAAAAACCTTATAGCCTTTGCTATTGACCTAAACCATATTTCCTCTTTTGTATCTAAATAAATTAATTTAACCTCAATGTTATTGTCTATTCCTGTCATCTCAATAATCGTTTAATTTCAAAGTATAAATGTGCAGTTAAATAAATGCAACAAGCTAAAGGAACACTAATCAGCGTAAACTTTAGCAATTCATAAATAAATGTTAATTGTTTCATAGTTGGTTTTGTAAAAATAGGTACAAAGTATATCTTTTGCACTCATTTTTGATAAATATTTCATTATTTAATTTCTCTAAGTCTTTAGGTGTTTTAGCCATAACCTTGTAATGTGCTATTATCTTTTTCTTAATCTGGTCTGCCTTGTCTTGGCTAAGATTTTCCTTGTTTAGTTCCTTTCGTTTCCATAGTACATCAAAAGCCATTGTATTTAGCAACTCCCAGCCTCTTTTAGCCGACTTATTCCAGTTTTCGTACAATGCCTCAATAATTTCATCATCGTTGATTTTAGGCACTTCTATTGGTTGCGGTTCTACATAGGTTTTTTGTCTTACTTGTAAAGCTATCGGCTTATACGCTGCCATCACATCCCCAAAGAATTTAGGGGTAAACATAATAGCTTTATCAACTGATAATTTCCCCATTGCGTAAAGTTCAAAAGCTACTCCAAGTTCCTTTAGTTTAAAGTTGCCATAGTTTTTAATTACAAATTCGCAAAGGAATTGAAACAATTCTATTGTAGGTGTTTGACATCCGCTTAAAGCAATACAGGTTTTTAAATGCTCTTTTACCTCAATAGGTGAGCATCTGCTAACACTCATTGTATCTAAAGCAACCACAACCTTTAATTCATCTGGTTCAAGTTTATTATAGATTTCTAAGGGCATTGGATTGCTGCTCTGTAAAAGTTGGTTTGCGATTGTAGCTAATTCCTGTTGCATTTGTTTCGTTTTTAAGTGCAAAAAAACCCTTCCAGCCTTTTGCTAATGATTGTTCAATTATTTGTAGTGCAATTTGTTCATTTCCATTTGATAGTTTTACCAAGTCTTTTAAAGCTGCTTGTTCGCTCTGTGGTGTAGCGTATGTAAACTTAAATTGTTTTCTTTTAAATTCCTTCCACATTTCCCAATAATTTAAAAATTCTTCGCTTTCAAATGGCATTATTACCATTACCTTAACCTTATCCTTAACCATTACCTTATCCATAACCATATCCTTGTCCCCTTGCAAGGGGCTTTCAAGGGGCTTAAAGTTATCTATTTCGTTTTTATACTTTTCTAAACTTTTGATTATTCCAGTATGCGCTTTGTTGTTTTCACTTAAACCGCTTGGATATTGAAACTCAATAAAACTTGGTATAAACCACTTTGTCCCATTATCTAAAGGAATTATTTTTTCCGCAAAATATTGTATTGCCTTTTTCTCATCCAACTTTTCGCCAATCCTTATTTCAGCTACTTCTAAATCAACTTGCCATATTCCAGAATGGTCGCAATCATCACAAATGTATAACCAAAGGAGCTTGTAAGGGGCTTTTAAAGACCTTATAAAAGGCTTTTTCCACTTTTCTGTATCAGTAAATCTTTTTGCCATAAAAATAAAAAAGGCTCTCGGCTTCCACCCCAGTCGGATTAGGGTTTCAGCTTTGAGCCAATAAGTTAGTATAAGGTATCCGACACCTTTGTACAAAGTTAAACTAATTAACCGAATATTGTGCTATTTGCTTTTTATTTTTTAGCTTAACAATGGTAGTTTTAATGTTCATTCCATCGTTTCTAAGGTCAGCTATTCGTGCTGCTAATCTAAAGCATCCGAACTTGTTTAAAGCATCAATAGGGGTTAATTTTCTACCTTTATTTAGGTAGTTTGCAATTTGTTGGTTTTGGCTCATAGTTTTAAGTTTTAAGTTATTTTTGAAATTGTCTTATATCTAAATTATAATCTGATAATGCACAATGTAAAGCATTATTTATAGTATTTGCATATTGTAAATTGCTATCTGAAGAATTAGGATACTCTAATATTTTATGTGTTTTATTATATAATTCACTAATAGCTTTAATAAAATCTTTTGAAGCCATTATATTTTCATATTCTAATTTTTCATCTTTATTTGATAAATCAAATGTTAATGTTGCTTTCATAGTTGTAGGTTTTAAATTTGCGCTTTACGTTATCGCCCAACGAGGGGTTGTTTTAGAATGGTAAATCGTCTTCTGATTCTTGTTGGTTTACGGCAAATTCCTTTTTACCTGTTGGTGCATTATAAGAAACTTGCTTACCTCTGCCACAGTAGTTTTTCTTTGCTTTTTCTGCTCGTTCATCCATTGTTTGGTTGTTCCATACTGTGTGCGTGTTTCCTTTGTCATCTGGTTGCTTTAAAAAGTCGGTTGCTACGTTTGCGTAGTGTTTGCCGTTTTTAGCTTCTTTCCAGTTAATTTCCTCTTTGCAAATGTTTAATACAATCATTGTTTTTAGTTTAATGTTTATTTAATTGTTCTTGTTCTAATGCTATTTCGTTTTGTCTATCTTGTTCTATTTCTTCCTCATCTTCTTCTTCCCAGTCGCAATGTTCTAAACAATCTGGACAAATTCCAATTTCCTCCATTGTGGTATGTGCGCCGCAGCAAGTTGAATAAGGCATAGTTAATCGTTTAAATAGTTTTCAAATACTTCAAATTTATCAGCTAACATTTGATAAGGAACATAATCCCTTTTAGGTTGATCTAATAACTCTGGGAAGTGTTTTTGTTTATGTAGTTTAAGTTTATACTTAGCTAAATTTAATTGATGAATCATTTCACTTGCTTTTTGAGGATAGCTTGTTTCAACTTTGTAATTCCAAAACTTAACTGCTTCCCTTAAATCCCATAATTTATTTAATGGTGTCATAAAGTTTGTTTTTTCTTGGTAAATAATTTAGTTACTTCTTTGTCGGCTAATTCTTGATTCAATGTGTAAAGTTCAGCCAATTCGTTTGTGCTAATGCATAAGTCAATAGCCAACTCCAAATCATCAAGATTATCGTGTGTTTTTATGTAGGCTGGTTTTTCATCACTTTGCGCCATTTCATCACCTGTATAAAGTCCGCTTAAATCTTGTGGAAATGCACGGCGGAGGCAAACCGCTTCGCACACCTTTTGTATCATCACAATCGGCATACGATTCCATAATCCCATTGGTTTACCTTCTTTATCTCTTTGCACATATTCATCAAAATATACTACTGATGTTGCAGCTTCATAACGAATATCGCCTCTAAACTTAAAGACTGTTATTTTACAAGATTCAACTTCCCTATTTTCCTTAAAGGTTAAAGTTGGTTCGCTTTGTCCACCATAGTTTCCGCTACGTTCAGCGATTACTCGGAAGCCATCAATGCTTGTTTGAATGGTCATTTTTTTAGACCATCCGTTTTGCGTTTTTACGTTCCTGTGGATGCAATAAATTTGTCTTGATAACGCATCAAGTCCTGTCCTTTGTGCTTGATAAAGAAAGAGTTTTAGTTCATCAACTGTTGCCTCTGGAGCAATCTGTGATTTTACTAACTCTACTTGATCTTTCGTGTACGAAAGTTGTGGCTTTTTAGCCAGTTGTTGTTCGTTCATATTGGTTGGTTTTAGAGTTTAAAATTAACTACTTTGGTGTTAATAACCAAATTAAATAAGCACATTTAAGTTGAAAACATCCTTTTTTATGGTATCATCAAACTTATTTGACAATTGACCCCTAATCTTTTGGATTGAGTGCAAAACTGTTGTCCTATCCCTATTAAAGATTTGTGCTATTTCCTCGCCATTTAATTCGGTTTTTTCCTTAGTTAAATACATTGTCATTTGCCTTGCCAAAGTAACTTCCTCGCCTCTATATTTGGACATCATTTGTCCATATTTAATTTGATAGTAATTACATACTTTTTCAGCTATTTCAATAGCATAATCCTTTTGTTGTTGTTTGTCCATTCTTGTTGTTTTTATGTTTAAATGTTGATCTAATAGGTCTTTTAACCTGTTTATTTCTTTTTTTAGTTCTTTGTTCTTTTCTCGCAAAACCTCTATTTCAAGTTCTGCCATATATGATTTATGTACTTCTTTCATTAGAAATGTAAAAGGTTTATTGGTAACATAAAGTCCTCTGTTAAGGTATAAAGGTCCAGAATTAAGTAATGGTAGCTTTTAAGGATTCTGCGCTGGATGTCATTCATCCTTGCAATCTTAATTAGTAAATCTTCCTCGCTAATCATTGTTCTTGTATCATCTAATCCTCGCCTCCATTCAGCAAGGTCAGCCTCAAATAGATTTTGCCTTCCCTGTGCTTGTTTTAGTAGTTCCAGTAGCGTTGTTGCTCTTTTGTGCAACTTCAGTTGTTTCTCTTGATAAATTAGTTTGCTCATATTGTTTTAGGATTTTGTAAACCAACTTACTTAAGGTTATGCCTTTATTGTCGGCTTCGGTTTGTAGGTTAGTCTTGATTTGATTCGTTACTAATGTTGTTATTAGGGTTTTCATAAATTTCTTTTATGCCTTCTGCAAGTTCTTTACAAGCTACAACTGTTTGCTTTGTGTATCCATCTGGCATTGTTTTTAATTGAGTTTCTAATGTGTAAATAAATGTTTCTATTGCGTTCATAATTTAGTTTTTATAGGTTTTGTTATAATAGTCCATACCACCTTCAAATTCAAAAGATTCATCTCTTTTGCCGTTCCATACGTTAATTTCGCCATTGTCAAACGCATTTCTTAGATCAGCTTTTTCCATTGGCAAATACTTTTCTTCAATAGTTTTAGCTAATTGTTCCGGAAGGAATGTAAAGGTGTGAGCAGTTTTAATGTACTCTAATAGTAATTGCATTGGTGTTTTCATAGGTTAAATGTTTTGAAGGATTGCGGTAATTAAAAATGCCACGCATACAATAATAAATGCGTAAAGTGGTTTGATGCTTTCAGCTTTGTAGCGTTCGTTTGCTTTCTCTTGTGGAGTTTTTAGTCTGTTCATATTGGTTGTTTTGGTTTACGAAATCAAAGATAGGGTAAAACCTTATAACTTTATCAAACAAAGCAAATATTTATGATAAGCGGTAAAAAATAGGGTATGAATGGTATAATTTGACTTATATGCAACAAATATGTGTCAAATAGTGCGTTTTATGATACATAAAAAACCACCCTAATAAGACTAAAAGGGTGGCTAAACCTAAGTTCTCCAATATGAAATGCAAATATATATAAAAAACCCCACCTTTTTAGGGGTGAGGAACTATGAACGAACAACTATTTAGAACCATCTTGTAATGGTGTATCGTTAGAATTATCAACCATTCGGTATCCTTGTTGCCAAAGAACCTTACATAAAGTTACACTTTTCTCAATAATTGCATCTTCATCATCCATTGGATTAAGTATGTGTAAGCACTCGTGTAACAGGATTTCAAGCTGCTTCTTGCCCTTTAGCCGTGAGTCAATATAAACTACACCATCACTTTCAGCAATGCCGTGAGCCTGTTCCCTACCTAATTTGCGATATATGATCTTAATCTTCATTTTTCATTAAAGCTAAATCTGGTCTGTCTATTTCTTTAAATATAAGTTTCTCACCACCTCTTATTTTGCCTAATGTTAACTTGATCTCTTGCTCTAAGTTGTGAAGCTCAATTAGTTTAGTAACTAACCATTGCTCTTGTTGTATTGGTGTCAATTTTGCAAAGTTTTTTGGGTATCTCATATTAGAAAATTTTGTTTTTATAGATTCTTTTGTTTTGCACTGAATAGTAACCTTCAACATCTTTTTCTAATATAGCAAACCCTTGTGAGTAATTATCAACGTGCTTACAATATTCCACGTTAGGATGCATCAAATGTCCAGTAGTCCAGCAAGTAAAGACTTCCTCATCAAATTGATTCTTGGTTGTGTATGATTGTACTTGGTGAACGTGCGAAGCTATTGCCGACTGCTTAACCCTATCATATAAAGTTTTAGCTGGATTTACACCGCTTCCCCTTCTAAATGTAGTATCGCCGTGAATAATAGGTAATTTGCCGAACTTAACGTGGTCTATATTTTTAATTGGAATAATGTTAAAAGTATTTAGCATCAATATTTCCTCAATGTCAAACTTACCGCTTAACCCTAATAACTCTGGTGCTTTGGTTCGCATATACCTTTCGTACCTAAATTCGTGATTCGCATCTAAGTTGTAATAAATCGGAATCAAAGGGAATGATGCTCTTATAAATCCAAGCATCTCTATAATTGCCTCGTATTCCTCATCAAACTTTCTTACTCTTGGGTCTTTCTGAAAATCGCTTAATTGGTAAAAGTCAACCAAATCACCATTGATAAATAATGAATCAATCTTCTGGTCCTGTAAGTATTTAAAGCAAACCTCAATCGCTTTAGGGTCGTGGAATGGCACTTGTAGGTCGCTTATAAAACCCATCTTCTTAATTCCTATCGGTAAACAGTAAATAACCTTTTCTTCTACCCAAGTAGGTGGCTGCACAAAGTTTGAAGCAGTACGTTTAAAATCTTCTACAAATTGCTTGTTAGTTCCTTTTGTACTTTTGCTTTCACCAGTCTTGCCCCTGTAATAACGTACCAAATAACGTACGTTTTCGTGATTGTCAAAGTGTGCTGATTGCTCCTTCATAATCAAAGAAGCTAAAGTGTTAGAAGGCATCCATTGAGGATATTTAGCCAAATAGTCCAAGACTATCTGTCCACTCATTGTTGTTTTGCTTCCGCCTTTCTTTTTTGTTGTTGTCATAGGTTTATTTTTAGGTTAGTGAGTTTAGTATCAAATCTGCCTCCTCCTCCCTTCTTTTTACAAGTCCATCCAATCCGACATTTTCCCAAAGTCTTTTAGACCTTTCTATTTGGTCAGCTATGCCTTCGTAATCAGCTTTAGCGACAAGATTAACAATTGCCCTCATTTCCTTTCGCCTATCGCCATCTAACTTATTACCCCTGTTGTAAATCATTGAAACCAACGCACCTCTTGTATCCTCGTTTAAAGTGTCAAGTTCTGGATAAATGGCTTTAGTCAAAGCATAATATTTAGGTAGCGACTTATTAACGAACACATCGTATGCAAAATTGTACGGAATCCTAACTTGTAGTATTTCGCCACGCATCATTGATTTAACCGCTTCACCTTTTATCCCTACCACTTTCCTTAACGCATTAAGAAAGTTTAAATTTAAGCCATCCCAATCGCTAAAGAACTGCTTTTCGGTTACATAACCCAAATCATAGCCCAAGCCAATTGTGCAGCCAGAATCACCTCCTGCCCAGATAGGCTTTTGGTATCTTTTTTCATAAACGGCTCTGCCTCCAACCTCGTGCTTAATAATCATTTCAATTGCCTTCTTGGATATCATATTACTTGATTTATAAAGTAAACTAATCCAATTACCCACAATACAAAACCAATTGCAAATGCTCTTTTTTCGTTGTTTTCCATTATTTACTGAATTTATCAATAGTTGTTAAACCTGCAAATGCCATAGTCATATAAAATACCAAATCCCCTAAATGGTCATCCTTGCTAATCATAAATGTTAAATAAAGACAAATAGCACCAATAAAAGCCAAAATCCTTTTATGGCTCATAGCACCAACTTCATCGCTAAACATTGAAATAATAAATTTCTTCATATTAAAACTTTTTATAGTATCCGAAAGAATATCCGTTCATTGTTGCCGTTGCCGTATATAAGGTGTTTTTAGCCGTTTTAAGAGCAATTGAACCGCCAATACCAATTTGTCCGTTTGAGTGCTTTAAATCGCCTATAAATCCCAAATAAAGCTGGTTCTTTGACTTTTGCTCTATTAGTTTGGTAATTGTTATCGTAGGTAGGTTAAAATTGGCACTAAAACCTCTGCCTTGAATCTTGTTTTGACTGATTGTGTCTTGTATGTATGCGTATCCTAAAGAATCTATGCGCATAGTATCGGAATAAACCTTTACTTGATTATAATCCTTTACGATTGTAATTGTGTCCGTTTCAACTATGTAAATTGTGTCTAAAACTACAAAAGGGATTGAATTTCCCTTTATAAACTTAGTAAAAGTTTTCTGTTGGTAAACTGTGTCGCTTACAATTATAGGTTCACTTTTGGTGTATCGTGCCTCACTTCCGATAAAAAAGATTAGAACCGCCACTAATAGAACGATTACTATATCTTTCATTACTTGAATCTTTTGGTAGCCTTAATGTAATATCTCGCAGCTAAAAGACCAGAAACAATAGCAATCAAACTCGCTATTAAAGAAACTATGGGTTGCACGTTTGCAACACTAATAAATGCGGATGTTCCGCTAACAATAGTTAATAAGTCCGATTGATTGCTATTATGTACCATTACGCTTCAGTTGATTCTTGTGGTGGATTTTGTTCTTGTGCAATTTTGCCTAAATAACCTAAAATTGGATTAGCAAACTTTGCTGGGATTTCCATTAAATAAGTTTCTAATTCTTTAATCTGCTCTGTTGTTAGCGTTACCATTGTTTTTGTTTTTTTTGTTTATATAAAATAACCTTCTTGATTCATTCCGTTTTTGTATAGTTTCTATACTTTGTTTTTTACCAATTTTTGCCATAGATAATTTCTTTCTATGTTCATCGCTTATTGCTCCTAATTTTTTACCAGTTCTTGCAATTGACATTTTAAGTCTTGTTTCTTCTGATAATTTTTGCCCTGTTCTGCTTTTATTGCCCTTATGAGCAATTGATAGCTTTTTTCTTGTTTCTTCACTTATAACAGTTCCAATCGTTCCTTCCCCACCATCCGTTAAGTTTGTTAAAATACCTGTATTATTATTTTTTCTACCATATAAAGCAATAAACTCTTTTTCTTTTTCTTGTGCTTCTTTATATGTTAAACCATCTAATAATATTTCAACTTCAATTTCACTTTTAGTTGCTATAATCTTCCAAAGACCATTCCTATTATATCTTTCTCTTGATCTGCTATAATTTTCATCACTTCCAATTCCGATATAAAAAGGCTCGTTTTTATCTAATCTAATGTGCCTATATACATAAGCCATATTTTAAATATTTATACAAATATAGTTAAATATTCAATTTAATTACGGATTTGTAAAAGGTAACGGAAGTACCACAATTGGTGGGTTAACTTGATTCTCTATTTGAGCATCTAAATTAAGGTCTAAAGCCTCCGTATCTATTGTTGAATCTAACCAGCCACAAACAATGTCATAGGTTAAGTCCTCGTAAGGGATAAAGTTAGTAACATCATCCTTTGAGAATGATTGTGTGCTATATACACTTGCGGTGTATTCTTTTTCGTTTACTACTTCTTTTGCGATTCTTGACCAATGTGCGACTACCACGAAGTCTTGTAAATCGCCATCTTGTGGAACGCAGTCTAATTGATTGATGTACCAGTATTTCATATTTATAATTTTTGTATTTCTTCTTTATAGGTTTGGTTGTAATACTTATTTGCTTCTGATTTTGGGTTAAAGTCTGATTCACCAATAGAATAACCTTTTAAAAAGAAGTCAAACATCTGCTCTTTTTCTATTTTAAGTAGTTTTTTAGCTTTTTCATAAATGTAATTCCCTGAGCCTTCTTTTGGAAATTGAGTACTCTCAATCCAGTCAATCAATTCTTGCATTGCTGTTTTCATATTGTTTATTTTGATTCCAAAGCTAATATTTTATTAGATAAAAGTTCTATTTGTGCTTGTTGTTCTTGGATAGCTTTTACTAAAAGAGGTATTAAATTTTGATAAGCAACACTCATATATTTTGGACCTTGCTTTACAATACCATCAACATAGCTTTTATGTTTTAATAATTCTTGTAAATCTTGAGCAATAAAACCTGTTTGAGTAGAACTATCTTTTGAGTAAGATTCTTTATAGTTATATGTAACAGGCTTCATTTTTGTAATCAAGTCAAGGCTGTTGTCTAAATCTATAATGTTATCTTTTAGTCTAAAATCAGAGCCATTTACATAAGCACCTGCACCCCATACTCCTGTTCCGTTTACTTGTAGGTTATATGCACCTTGGTCAGTTGTTCCAGCTATATAAACCTCACCCCCCGATGTGATTCTCATTCGTTCGGAAGCATTAGTTTGGAATGCCATAATACCAGTAGTCCATATACCTAAATCAGAATTGGAAAGACCAGAAATTATATTAGAACCATTTCCGATTGCTCCA